CTGAGACGATTGATAGCAGAACTCAAACGATACAATCCAAAATTATTCCATGCCTCACGACCGGTAATCGTTCTCTTGAGGATTAAGTGGTCAAGGACCATCGATTGTTTGCTGACGGGCATATCGGGGGGTGTTTAAAATGGCATATCATCGTCACTCAGCCTGTTTTTGCTGAAGTCGTTCTGCTTTTGAGTTGGGGAATACATGGGGTCCTTTTTTACATAAGGCTTAACTGCAAGCGATAGCTTTTTCTTGCCATTGTACTCCTTAATCCAAGCAGAAATTTCAAGAACCGTCCCATTGTGCCGGAGATACCCCCTGTAATCCGGATGGGTATCAATCCGCTTTTGATGATTTTTACTGAGGGAACCCTTCCCTTCCTGAATGGATTCAATCCATTGATCAAGATTAAAATCGCTCATTTGTCTATCTGATTTTGGTAATTAAGTTCAATAATCAGGTCTATGTAATGCCTGGCTTTCAGCAAATCCTCAAGACCGTTCTTTTGACGATGGCGGCAGATGTACTTTATGACATTGCCCTCCATGAATGGGATGTCGTTGTGATGGATAAACTCCACCGGCTCTATCTTAAATTTCTTGTAGTGGTCTCCCCCCCTCTGCTTCTTTAAGGCACTGGTAATGTTTTCAGCTTCCTTTTTTACGATGTCAATCATTTTATTAATCATAATCGAATTTTTAAATGCCCTTAAATGTAGAAACATCAGGGCAAAAACCAACTTACACACAAAAAACACAAATGAAAACTATCTGAAGTAGTTGTAAAGCTTGATACACAATAGATACCAGGCTATCACACATACCAATACCAAAGCAGTTTCTAAAAAAGCACCTTTCGTATTTTTCATAACGATTGTTTTAAAAGAGTCCACCGTAGAAACGGCAGACGTTCCGTAAAGGTAGAAAAACCGTTGCGAGAGCAGGACTCGAACCTGCACGTTAGCTTTACCTTTCGTTGACTAACCGCACCTTGAAGCGAGCGTCTACCATATCAGGCACATACTATTACTCTTTGTACCGTCATTCCGCCATTCTCGCAATGAGGCCAGTATGGAAATACCAGCCGTGTACACCAAAGCATACACCAAGCCTCCACAAAGGAAGGACAGGGGTAAAGAAAAAAAATGAATGCCACGCTAAACCTACAGACCCATTTATGGACATTCTGACGGCGGGATTCGAACCCTCATATTAGCCCATCGTGGCTTTCAGTGGTGAGGGGTGGACTTGAACCACCAAGTTTTACTTATGCAGCAAACACCTCGTAAGGCAAAAACGCTATGCGTCTTATTATTTTCCAATTTCGCCACCTCACCATTTGCTCGTCTTTCCGAGCCGTCACCAACTTTGTTTTTCAATGTTTCGGGGTTGGCACCTCTTGTAGTTGAGGCAGGATTTTACTTGCCCTATATCTTTTAGTCATCATATTATTTATTGCACGACATTCCGAGCATCTACAACCTCTTAAATATGCGCCCCTACTTGGGTGTTTTTTGAGATTCTCGCCCTTAAGTTTAAAGTTTATTTTCCCTTTGTTTATAGCATCGTTCCAGTTGTCTTTCGGATTCCCAAGAAACAGATGTTCAGGATTTACACACTTTCTATTATCACAGGTATGACATACATACATACCTTTAGGTATCTCTCCATTATGCATTTGATATGAAACCCTGTGCGCATCTACAACTTTTCCACCAACCTTGATTGCCCCATATCCAGTTTTTCCTCTTAATGCAGCAGTCCATATCCAACAGGTGTCTGTTTTTATAATCTTGTCAAAGAATCTTTTCATGCTCGATAATTTGTATTCACAAATATACGAACCTTTCATCTACCAATTTCGCCACCTGACCGTTTAACGTGGTCAAATTTGACCACTTTAAAAAACGCCCCGATGTTGAAACACCAGGCGGTCAAACCCAAAAAACACAAATGCACTATCAAACATCAGAACAAAGATAAATACTTTTATTTCAATTTGACAAACTTTCTATATATTTTTCATGATAAAACATATGCAATTTAACAATTCTTACAAATGTATCAAAGTCATCAACAATCTCACATTCGTAACCTACGTTCCTAAATTGACGGCAATTTTCTAACTGTTCAGGACTTGGTTTACCGCCTTTTTTCTTCAACTCTATGTACAAGCCATGCCAATATTCATTTGGCAATGAAAGGAATAGATCGGGAATACCCTTCCTGAGTCCCATCCGCTTAAACTTCAATCCCTCCCTTGCAGACTTGATGCTTCCACCGTTCCTGATATGAAACAAATACCGTGAATGCTCAGGATATTGCAGGTCAAACCATTTAACACCTTGCTGCTGAAGATTAGCTTCGGTTTGGATTGGTATCATAGTCGGTAAATTTCATTCTTTCGCCATCAAAATGCAAAGGTATGGTCATCCGACTGCCGTTCCTGTTCTTAGCTATAATCAGTTCCGCTTTTCCTTTGGTACTATTACCGTTCTCATCCGTTTCTATTCCCATTGCTTCATCCCGATGCAGAAACATTACAGTATCCGAATCTTGCTCTATTGATCCGGATTCTCTAAGGTCTGATAAGATTGGCTTTTTAATGCTCCGGCTTTCTACTCCTCGGTTTAGCTGACTCAGCGCAATTACCGGTATATTCAAATCTCTTGCCAATAGCTTCAAGCCTCTTGATATTGTAGCCACTTCTTGCTCCCTGGACCTCCCCCCCTTCTGATCAATTAGCTGCAAGTAGTCTATGAAAAGAATATCCAACTTCCCTTTACGATGCAAAGCATAGCAGAAAGACTTTATAGCTTCAATATTCAAATTAATGGATGGATTGATGGTAACAGGAAGGTTTGCCATCTTACCCATTACCTCGTAAAACTTATCCCTAACTGAAGAATCGTACCGGAATCCGGTAATAATCTTCTGATAGGATATGTCGGTGTACAAGCTTGATAATCTTCCAATCGATTGCTCAATGGACATCTCAAGCTGAATAATCCCAACCGCCTTGCCGGTCATGGCAGCACCTAAAACGTTACGGCCCATGAACGCAGATTTCCCGACAGATGGCCTGGCTGCGACAACGTACAGTCCTCCATCCACAAAACCCGATGTAGCATCGTCAACCGTCTTAAAGCCGGTGGATATACCAAGCATATCCAATGATGATACTTGGTCTTGGAACTTAGCAAGGCGCATAATGGCCTCATCCATCCCAATGGCACTAATTATCGAATCAGTCCTTAAAGCGGCTATTTGAGCCTCTAAATGGCTTATAGCGTCATTTATGTCCATATCAGGGCTTATACCTGACTTTGTAATGCGCTCAACCTCCCTTTTCCGATACATCTGCACAATCAGATAGGAGTTCTGCATGAGAGATGCGATGCTTGTTACCGCATTGGTTGACTGCATGATTACTGCAATCATATCCCTTGGCATTTTCTCTTTGCTAAAGCACCAATGAGCCACGGTCATAATGTCAATAACCTGACCGACTTCCTTTATGTCGCAAATGACCTTGTAAATTGTTTTGTAGTCATTGTCATAAAAATGGTGTGGCTTCAAGATCATTGCAATCTGCTCGTAGGCTGATGGGTCGATAAGGCACATACCTACGACATACTTCTCAAGGTCTTTATCGTAATGGATTTTGTCAATCATTCTCCGTACTTTTTGCCGGTCCACGGCTGAATTGGATACGATGGTGTCTGTTGGTCCTTTGGCTCAAACAATCCGGTCCAGTTATGATTGATACTGTTATCAATCGATTGTATGGCCTTTTTCTCGCCCAAGGTAGCAAGGAATCTCCATTGCCTCTTTTTAGCAATCGGAGTCAGTGGTTCCTTCATCATTTTACGATGCTCTTCCCAATCTTGCCAGGCTTCCTTAAAGTCTTCTGACTCAAATGGAAGCAAGTTGAATAGTAAATCTTGTTGTAGTCTTGGCATAACAGTTCCTTTTGCACCCCTATTATGGGATTCACTTGACCAGCAAACAGAAGCTACGCACCCCATCTCAACCTGACCCAAAAAGGGTCAACTCAGGATGATGATCCGGAATCAAACCGGAATAGCTTTAGGGGAGGCTTGTGACCAAGTTGTAGGTCTGTGCAAATTGCCTGCGGGAATACTGTTGGACTTTACCGCTGCCCCTAACTCAATGAGCCTGTCACTAAAACAGTTCGGGTTGTGCGGCTTTAGTCAAGCCATCCGGTCAAACATCTTAAAAGCACCGGAAATAAAAAAGGGATTCGATAAGGCACATCGAACCCCTTTTAAGGTTGCTTTTAATGCTCACCATCAAACTGTGCCTTAATCTGATGGAAGCCGAGAATTTATCCTCTCCAGTATGTTACCAAAAGTACTTACTATAATCCAAATCCACTCGGTAAAACTCTAAAAAAATTTCTCTCTGATAGAACTCGCTGAAATACAATGACTTAAGAACCATAGCAGAAAACATCTTCTTCTTCTGACTCCAAACTTTTCTACTATCAAAGCTTCTCATCCTTATCTCTGCCAAAGCATCTATCTCTCTATCTACAAAATCCCTGACCCTCATCTCCTCAATAATCTCCTTCTGCTCCTGATCAAGGCTGAGCCTTACCATCATCGCAGGATCATATTTCCACCGTTTCAACATCGGGTATAATCTTTTTATACTGGCAATGCTCCGCAACTCGGCAATCCGCACATTTTTCGTAATCGGGATTAGCAGGGTATCCGGCTTTACTCCATTGCTCCAATAGATTCTTGACCATAGATACCTCCTCAACGTGTACATCAAGGCTTTCCTGAGTCAATACACACTTAATCACCCTGCACCATCCTGACTTACCGAAAACTACAAAATAGAACGGCAAATACTCCTTATTGACCAAGTACCAAAGGAAGATGTAATGCTTCGCCTGACGCTTGTAATCGACCTGACGCTCAAAGTCCGCCCATCCGTTCCACCGGTCATCGTACTTTGTCTCGGTGTACTTCAGATCATACAATGCCTGACGTTTCTTATCTTGAATATCATTGGTCACAAAGTCAATGACTCCGGACATACCTTGAACTTCTATGCGAAGCTGAGATGTGGCATCCTCCATGTCAAGACCCAAATGTTTTAGGGTAGTCTTAGCCACTTCAGCCAAATCATCAATATCCTTTTCAGCTTGACTCTTTGCCCCACTCTTTAGCTTTTCCAACTGAGGAGCCTCAGACAAGGACTTACCAAGGACTAACCACTCAAAGTAGTTACCCCTTTTCATAGTTTCTGATGTCTCTCGCTCTACTTTCTGATTGTACTGCAAGTCAATCGCATAGGCGCAATTCTTGGATAGTACTGCGTTCATTAGGCTTTGGGAAATGTTCATGGCTTGAAATTTAGGTGCATTTTAGATGCCATTGGCACGTTAGATTTGTTATTATACTTGCTTTGTTCTCGCTTGTTGTACGGTTCCTCTACCTCTCCAAGGATGGAATGGTAGACTATCTGACCAATGGGCATCATAGGGTACACTCTGACCGGCTTAACGCAAGTAATTTCCAATGTCCAATGCCCGCAGAATCCTGGGTCTCCGTAACCTGCCGTAATGTGAATAGATATCCCAAGCCGACCGATAGATGACTTACCTTCCAATACCGGCACAAGATTATGTGTCTCGGTGTATTCGTAGGTCGTAGCCAAGTAGATGATATTAGGCTGAAGTGTATGGCCCCCATCTGTTAGAATAAACTCGGTAGTCTCATTATACTCTTTTGCATCAAGGTAATGTTCCTTGTACATCATCATTATGTTTCCAAGCCTGACATCGATACTTGCCGGACCTACAAACGATTCATCGTATGGATTAATAATAATGTCTTTACCTATCCTGCTCTTTATCTCCGCTCCTGATAGTATCATCGTTTGGTATGTTTACTTCTACAACTGTATGTTCTCCGGCAATTATCCGATCAAGAACTGTCTCAATAACCTCTCTCTGCCCAGGTGTTAATACCATTACCTTTTCGATTATCGCATCCACCATAAACGCATCACTATTCCATTCAGTCTTTAAACCTTCCCGGACAATGGAAGGGAATAACGGACAGGTAATCAAGTCTTTGGCTATCCATTCAATCTTCCGGCAATAGTTACCGAATAACCGCTCTGCAACACCGCCAGGTCTTTCCCTTACAAAGGACTGCCAATGGTCGTATCCTCGGTGTAAATGCTGAAAACCGGCAAGAAAATCAGACTCTCCTTTCATAAATTGGTAAGTATTTAGAATCTCCATAACCTTGTTTCGGCTCTCCTCCGCAATCAGTTCTACCGGCATTATATGCCTCGTCTATTGCGTCAAAAAACTTATCCTCATATTCAGCTACTATTCCAATAAAATCATCTTGAGCTGACATAACATCTTTGTAGCCATTCAATGCGTGTTTCATAAAATACATCAATAACTTTTCGGATAACTCTCCGACCGGATGCTTAACTTTCTGTGTCATAATGCGTGTTTTAGTCTTTTTGGTTTATGTCTGTTTCAGCAAACGTCTTTTCGTAATATGCGTATGACTCCCATTGTGGAAATACCCAAGGTGTAGCTTCCGCATTAGTTTCCTTGCGAACATCAGCCATGCCCACATTATGCGCTTGTGCAAGTTCACATTTCTCTATCTCAGCTGCTGCAATCAATACAGGCTTTATATTTCGGTATATGCCTGGATGTGTGCGCTTAAAATAAGTGTCAAGCCATTGAACTGCTGATTGTCTCTTTTCTAATTCGTTACTCATAATTCAGGTATTAATTGGTTGATATCAACATCCAATGCTTTTGCAATTTTATGCAGGACGTACAATGATGGGATAGTTCTACCATCTTCATATTTGGCTATCTGAGAGGAGTTTACCATTCCTAAATCAATGGCAACATCAAGCCTTGTTAAGCCATTATAAATACGATTCTTCCTTATTCCATCACCAAGTTTTCGGTAATACTCCGCTTCTTCCTTGCTCCTATTTTTTCTGTGATATGCCATAAATATCATTGTAGTATTCATTAGGTCTAAATTCCTTTGCTGCCATATCATAGCTACCCATAATATAAGCATCTTCTATCTGCTGTTTCTCCATTTCTTTGGCTTGCTGATATGCGTCAAATGCAGATTTGCTGCTTGACCATTCTGCCGGTATTTGCTCAAATAACCAGTCAACTGCCGTTTGTTGTTTATTCTGTTCCATAAGTTTCTTTGTAGTATTGTTCAACTGCTTCGTTTGTATTGGTACCCTTCTGATTCCACCACCACCTAAAAAAATCTGCTGCAAACTTCATCTTCTGCTCTTTCTCCATTTGCTTAGCTTCTCGGAGTTTTTTAGCAAAAAATTCTGAATCCCTTCCCAATGTTTTGCCCCAGACTTCATCCCAAAACCAATCAACTGCCGTTTTTTGTGCCATGTTATTCTTTGTTTCTTGTTAATTCATTTATTACTTGATCTAACCTTTTTTGCCAAACTCTTTCAGGCTCCATAAAATTTACATCTGTGACTTTAGGATTGTAGTGTTTAATAAGGCTCAGTATATCTTGCTTCTCCCATTCACAAAACTCCTTGTAGAAGTCATTCATCACAATCTCCTTGACATCTTCACGGATGAACGGCTCCAATCTGTGAAGTATTCTTTTGGACAAATATTCCTTGACAATCATTGTTTTCATACGTCTTTGTATTCTCGTTTTAACAATACTATCTCCCTAATCGCCCATAGGCATACGACTGCACTTACGCCAATGGCGCAGTATGATATTATCAGCATATTACTTGTTTAAAGCGTCATTGGAGACGGTAAAGGGAACGTAGCCATCCTCATGCTTACGGTTCAGGTCAGAACCAAATAGCGGACCTATCTTCTTTGCAGCATTCTTTACCGCAAAAGCATAGGCAGCAGGAAGGTTCTTATGCAAGGCATCCTTTTTCTTGGTCTGCATGAAGTCATTGACCCGACTTCCGGCATCCTGCTGCACTGGAACCGCTGAAAGACCATCGTATGTCAGCCATTGCCGGAGAATAGGATGAAACACCTTCAGCCGGACATGAACGGTAATCTCATTGACAATCATCGAATAGTTCACTATTTCAATAGAGTAAAGGCCAAAAAAGTATTTCTTCAGCGTATTCTCCACCGCAGCAATAGGGATGTGCTGAAAGGTCTGACCGCCTATCTGCTCGGTAATAACCTTCTTAGGCTTTGTAGATAAAGCCTTCTGAAAGGATTGTAGTGCATTGACCCCTTGAGGCTCATAGGCCCCAATCTGATTCTCCATGATTGCGACCTGCATTTTGTCATCTTGCTCCATTGTATCGTAGTTTAATAGTGAATGAATGATATGTACAACTCCCAAGGCTTTTCTTGCTTATTCAGTTTCTCAGCATATTTACGGTGCATTAGACGAGCCATATTAGGAGCATCCGAACCAAGATCAAGCACCTCCTCCTTCCATACTTCTCCGTCAACCTCTATGACAACCTTGGCCCTATCTATAAACCGGTTATTAATCTTATTGACCGTTGGTGGGTTCAGGGTCTTCATTGAATTGTGTTAAGAATTGTTGCAAGGTAGGAGCCTCAAATACCGGAGCATCATCAATATTCAACTCGTTAATCCTATTGTAAACAAACGTCTGCGCCCTTTGCCTCGCTCTTTTCCTCCGCTCAAAAAACTCAATAATTTGAGCCTGGGTAGCAGGATTTACCAGTAATCCGGCAAGGTGAAGCCTCAATGTCGGATATGACATACACAACAAGGCACACAAGGCATTCTTGTCACCTCTTTCCAAATGCTTTTCAACGTAAATACGAAACTTGTGGTCAGACTGAATACTTCTAATTTCTTGACTGTTCATTCGATAATGATTTATGCAAATATAGTACTACCGAAATAAACGTCAAAATATATTGAAAATGTTTTGAAATTATTAACGAATAGACACAAAAAAAGGGGACACCCCCTTTAATGAACCAGTCATGGAAATGACCGGTTTACGATATATGTGCTGGAGCTGACTACTATTTAAATCGGATGCCAATGGATGCGATAAGCAGTATCCCAAGGATACCAATGCCTATTCCCAAACCTCTATTGAGTTTCTTTGACTCATCAAGTTTCGACCGGCTCACAAGTACCTGGTCATTTGCTCGGTTTAATGCAGACTGATCAAAACTTCTAATCCATATCGTATCCAATACCTTAGTAGTCTTAATGACATCAATCCATCTTGTCTTTGTCAAATACGTGGTGTCGTTAGAATGAACCGTATCAATGTAGATATTCTCATTGACAATAGTATCCCAATGGTGAATCTCCTGCCCAGGCAGATAGAATGTATCAGCCGGAATAGGATTATCCCTGAGATATTGTGCCAATGCCTCATCAAACGCTTTCTGACGCTTTGCAGCACGTTTTATCGGGTCGCAGGAAGCAAGTCCTACAATTACCATCAAAAGCAGAATAAACCGCATTATTCAGGCTTAAATGGAACGTCAGAACTGTTGGTAAACAGGTTCTTTAGCAGATAGGAAATAGCAGCAGTACCCGCAACCTTCGCAATGTTTGCCAATTCTGCCGTGGTAGGTAATGCACCCGCATCAAGGATGGTAGCCAATGAAGCAGTAATAATAGCAAGGGCAGCTACAATAGCACCCTTCAGCAAGTCTTTGCCGTTAAGTTTGAGAAATTCGCTCATAGTTTACGTTTTAGTTGTCGCTTCGGGCAATTTTGACCCGAATATCATTAATCATCTCAAGGAGACGATCCAATTTCTCATTCATGGCATTATCTGTTTTCTCAAGTCCCTTAACACGGACATCCAATTCCTTCATCTTAGTCTCCATGCGTACATAGATACCAATCAGGCCGCCCAACATTCCTATGGCCCACATGATAGTTTCGTTATTCATCCTACCTTATTGACAGTTAATATTACAGATGGTATAGCCGGTCTTGTAGGAACTAACTGTGCGCCTACATAGTTCAGGAATACACTCGCATCAGGCGAACTCCAACAAAGTTCATAGTAATCTCCGGCAGCAGCTTGGACAAAGAAATTCCATGCCGCAACGTGCTTTCCGGCATTGCCAGTCAAAGTTGTTTGAGTATTGGTATTGGCAACGTTATTGTTGTTCTTGCTTAACCAAATATCTACTATATCATCTCCCGAATCAGTTTTATCCAACTGAGCAGAAAACTGAATATTGTAAACACCGGCATTGGCTATCGTAATACGTGAACTGGATACTATGCTAACGCCATTTGAAATGTCCGTTGCATTGTATGTCATCTTATTGACCTGATTCGCACCGGCATTTGTCTGATCAGCAGTAGAATAGAATGACCCAAAGTAGTACAGTGGTCCTACTGCAACATTGACATCATCACCTACTACTGTTACGTTTACGCTCATTTGGTTATATCTTCATAAACAATAAAGCTACCACGGATGTAGGTAGTGATTATTCCTGAACTGAATGCAGCCTGAAGGTCATAGAAATAGCATCCGGCATCTACAATGGATACATCCTTACTCAGCGTAATGACATTGTTTCCGGCTCCTGAAATGGTAATGCCGTCACCTTCGGTCAATGCCAATAATACCGTTCCATCAGGTCTATTACGGACCTGAAGCTTAACATCTGCGGTACTAAGGCTAATAGCATTACCGGAACCATCCGTCAACGTTATTGTACGTTGAAGCGTATCATTCCGGTATGCTTGTATGTTGTAAATGCCAGGGAGCATGATGTAAAATTAACCCATGCAATCGGCTAATCTTTGCCTAAAAGTTTAGGCTACCATCTTGCTTTTGTAGGTCGGATATCAACGTGGGTGAATCCCTTGTACTTACCAATACCTCCAAACCAAAGCTTTTTGTCCTTGATCAGCTTCTCAATGATGGCCCTTAACTGAGCCGGAGACTTTGTTTTACAAGTAATATCCGCAGCAGAAGCCGTTAAATGAAAGCTATTAGGCTTACCGCCAATGCGCTCATTGTACGCAGAATGACGGTAAGCACTATTGATATTAATCCGCTCTCCAATATGGTCACGGAGTATCTGCAACTGCTCTGCAAGTTTACGCACGTTATCCAAATACTCATCAGGAACCGGTGTGCCATCATTACAGGCGAACTCATGCAGATGGAAATTCTTGGTCAGTTGCATAGACTAATTCTTATTGAGTTATTGCTGCTTTTGCAGCTTGTATTGCAGCTTTCCTTTCACGATTGCTTACATTGAGATACCGCATAACCATTACTACTGCACGGTCATTGAAGTTAGGAAGGCTTGACAACTTTTCATAGTCATCACCCTTAATCTCTACATTTCCGTCAGATACTACTGCACCGGTAGAATCCTCCAAACGGTAATAGAACCTGGCAATAGAACTCAGGTCATTGTAAACACAGACAACATCAATGTCATTGGCATCATAGACCTTACCGTCTTTCCAAACCTTTACCTTGTCAATAGGCTTCTTGCTTGTCTTTACTACCGCAGAATCCTGTGCCGAAGCAAAAAAGCCAAATGCTACAATGAGCAGTGTTAAAATGTACCTCATTTTGTTACGTTGTTTTGTTCGTTTACTTGTTTAGCTATTTTCAGTCTAACAGATTCGGATGTTTTTGCCGGTAACTCACCCAAGGCATCGTAAACCAACTGAACTTCTTGTGCGGTAAGCTCAAGCTTATACGATTTAGTTTGCTCTTTAGGCTCAATAAAGGCAACGGTCAGCAGTCCTGCTGCAAGTAGGCATCCAGCTAATATTGTAGTTTTCATACCGTAAAGTTAATCATTTGTCGTTTTAGCATGGAGATAA